GTCGCCTTGTGGCTAAAAAAACGACCGCCTTTAGATGAGTTACAAGATTTGCACATGGCTTGAAGATTATCGCTGGCCCACATGTCTCCACCTTTAACGCGTGGAATGATGTGATCTACTGTGTCTGCTGGCTGGCCACACACGCACTGTCTGCCATCTCGATCGAGGATCTCTAATCGTAGCTTCTTCCATTTGCCACTACCTATCGCTCTGTCGCTCAATGCCAACCCTTCTTATCTAAATGCTCAGCTGCAAGGCATGCATTAGCCTCACCATTTACAAGCCCATATCTATGTGCTATGTATTTATAGTGTAGATCAATCTGTTGTCTAGGTGTTAGTTTAAGTACCATCTTGTTACGCATCTGACCAAGACCATAATGACTACCATTACGAGCTTTATAATCCCATCTTGATTCTTTAATAATTATGTAGTTATAACAATCAAACTGATCGTATGTCTTAAACTTATGATAAGCGTATAGCTTTAGATTCATAATTGAATTATCAACAGCTACGGAATTAGTCTTTTCAAAGCATAAGATCTCAATGAATACAAGGGTGGCAACTAGCGTGCACCTCGCGAGCGACCCCTGCAGGGGCTCGCGTTTCGGCTTTGATAGCCGATGCGATCTAGAGCGTAGCATGCTGTGTCAAATCCATTAACATAACCGCAGGTCACAAGGCGTGTCGTAGAATGGAATAATGTTGTACTGATCTATCCAGTTAGAATCGTAACCAGCCTCACTCATGGTTTACTACCCCATCCACCACCCTTGAAGATCAACCCCGGTGCTGAGTAAATGCGAGACATCTGCAAATTACATTTAGGGCAATCCATACCGGTAATGTCATCATCGTAAGACTTCTGCACTGATCCATAAGTGCCACAATCATTACAGCTGTATTCATAGGTAGGCATTACTTTGCTCCAATCAACGCACAAGTATGGCAACCAGAGCCTAGGAACTGCCAGCCACCACACTTGATGCATCTATCTATGCTGCTGTCCGGGATATGCAGGGCCTCAGCAATATTCTTAACGCCAACACAGCCACAGCTCATGCATTGATAAGCCTTAAATCCTTCGGGCGTATCTAATTGCTCCAGCCATAAGAACTCTGTCTTAGCCTTACAGCCATTACATTTGAATTGTGGGTGCATTATGATAATATCCTTATTGCCTGGTATGGCATTGAGTACAAATCAAGTAATTACCACTATGTATTAACCTGTCATCATTACAAGCTATACATACGTCATTAGAAGGTATGAACTTTACCTGGTCGTTTTCTATTCGTTCCAGGTAAGGTCCACCTCTTAATATTTCAATATATCCCATTATTCACCCCCTTTACCTTGCTCCGAATCATCGGGCCAGTACCAGGTGCCGGCACTTGTTAATTTAGCCCATCGAGCTTCACATTGATCTGCCTTCGGTGCAGTGCATACATAACCTGCGTAAGGTTTATTTGTAGCTTTGGCTAGGCCTTCTTTCTTTACCATATCACCATGCTTACAAGTAAAACTAACATCAACCACTTCACCAATTTGAGCAACAGTCTCACCGACTGACCACTCAACCGGACCAGAGCCGTCAGCAGTAGCGATAGATTTTTGCTCCACAATATGTAACGCCATTTCCATCGCAGCTGATTTAGATCCGGGTGCAGAGTATTTGGGCTTAAATTGTGTTTCATTTACTCTTTCCATTTCAGTTCGGCTAGGCCTTGCGCCTTTTTTCGAATAGATATAGTTAGCCAAAGCACGCCCGATTGCAGAACTTTCTGCAAGTTCACAAGCAAACTTATTAAAACTGTTACCAGTACGAATCTCCGATGCCCAACCAGTCGCAACTGGAACCGCATCAGCTGTAGTTCTATATAAGCGAGCCACAAACACAAACTCATCTGGATTAGCATTTGCCCGATTAACAAGTTCTGTTTGAATAGACCCGTCTTCATTTTCTTTCCACCACTTCTCTAAACGTTCTTCAACTGTTTCATACTGACTTAAATCAAACGCCATTAGTCAACCCCCCAGGTGTATTGCGTGTCCATTTCTGCATCCAGGACTGACTTGTATATCGAAAGGTAAGCAAGTCCGTCTTTAATACTGTCCTCGTGATTTGGTGACTCTGTAAGCCGAGAAACCTTGACGAGTGCCATGCATAATGCGACTTGACTAGCCGTAATCGGATGGTCGAGATATGCCGACCAGAGTTCACTGATCCGCTTATGGTTGTGGTAAGGATGACCGTAGATCGCTCCGCGCTCGTGGATCGTACTGACAACATCGGCAAATAACTTCTCAGTTGTTGTCGGCATTAGTTTTGTTCTCAATCATTCTGCGGTGCATGTCCCAGCCATCTTTGCGGCCACGCCAGTAATGCGTTGTCTTTGCATTTTGTATTAAACCGTAGGCATAGATAATGCCAACCATTGATGCTACCCATAGCAAGCCTGCTTCTTTAAGTGTCATGCGCTTGGCTGCAATCTAGCCGCAAACAGTTCAAGTACCACAGCTGTATTTGTGTCTTGATTCTTAACCATAAACTCATCTACTTGCAATAAGACTTCATGGATTTGATCTGCTAGATCTGTGCGACCTAGATCAGAGAGTAGTTGTATTGCATCATCTAAGGTGTCAATCGTTTCACCTCTAAGAGTGTTCTTGCGAATCACTTCTTGTGTATGTAGCAGTATTGCTTGTGCTGTCATATAGCCCTAACTATGCCTGCATACTTTGCGGCACAGCTGTAGTGTTGCACTTGTGTATGACTTTGTGGATTATTTAACAGTCTATTTTTGTAACGATTTGGTAACGAATTACCGGTGTAGTTTGCCTTCAAATATAAAACTGCCGTCAGCTTGGACAGGGATAGTAACCACTTGGACCTTACGCTCCTGCACATAGGCAACCGCGAATCCTGTCTGCCAGTTGGCATAGCCCCTTGTATAAGCCATGCCGCTAGAACTTAAATCTACCATACAACCAACCTCAACACCCCATACAGTACGTCCAAATTGCCCTCTAGATGCCTCTGTAAAGGCCGTTTGGCCTAATCTATGGGTATGTCCACACACTACGCTTTTTCCATGCCTTCTAGCCCCATTTAAGGCCGTTTGGCCAGGTACTTGTGATATAGGAAATGTGTCGCCATGGACTGCTATCCAGCCTGGTGCCCAATCAATACCCTGTGGTGCAAACTTAATGCCTAGCTTGTCGTAACCCATGAATCGTTCGTATTGCATCTCAGGTAAATTAAGAAAACTTGGTAGCCGTCTTTTAATAGATCTGTAAAGTCTGATGCCATGGTTACTACCTACAACATCAGTAACGCCTAAGTATGTTAATACTTCTTGTGTCAGCTCACGATCTTCATGGATGTTACCTACCATCTCATCAATCGTACCGGCATTAAAACCGCCTAACTGTGGCAGATCAATCTCATCACCAATACATATTGTGCGATGTGGTTTCCATTTAGCCAGGAAACGGCCTACTGATTTAACTATTGCATCGTTATAAAATGGTACTTGAAGATCACTTACAAACGCTACGCGCTTAATCGTCATCCTCTTCTGGAGTAGGAATAGAAGGGATAATGCCGTTATCGCCTACTACCCAATCAGGCATAGACGATGGACTATCCATTAAAGCCAGTGCAATAGGCTCACTAAAACCAGCCTTACGTGCAGCCTTAAACATCTCATGCTTGGCAATATAAAACACTTCTAGCTTAGATAATGGATCGGGTGATTTACGCACCACGCGCCTATTGATCTTCTTTCGCTTACGTGTGTTAGCCATGTGATTAGTGTCTCTTACTAATAATTAAAAACAGATCATCGACACGCTTCTCTAATCGATCAACTGAATCACGTAGGCTAGATCCGCCATTAGGTTTAAGTTCGGCTAGATAGGATTTAATAACCCAGCGCAGACCCAAAAATAAACTGCTTACGATTCCGCATGCACCAAGAATAATAGCGACCCATTCGTTTGGGCTCACTCTGCATCAGCACCGAGGCCATAAGCACTGTCGGATTTATCTAGAGCCCTAGCTGCTGGACCGGCTAATGCTGCAACAATCACAGACACAGCAGGATCTAAACCTAATTCATTACTTGCTAAGAATGTTAAGAAGGATACTAATACCCCACGTGCATAGGACTTTAGTATTGCTTTTTGCTTCTTACTGATTTTCATATCTTTCCCCCTAGTAGTGGTATATCGAACTCTTTACCATCGTGATCTCCTGATGGATTGAAGCTGACGTGGATGTGCTTTGTGTGCTTGTTAAACCCTGAGTATTTACGCCACTTAAAATTAAGAATCTTGCTTGCAATCATGCCGTTATGTATTACGTAAGATATGCGCTTATCGGTTTTCGCACAGATTCTGATCTGGTCAGCCAGATATACTGAGAGCCCTTCGGATGTATCCAAGCGAGAATCAATATCAATGGCTCGCACGCATCCGGTCTGGTCTGGATTATGATCTGATTTTCTGGCAGAATGACGAGCATCACCAATCCACCCATCACTGGTAGTGCGCCTATCTGGATACCAGGTAGTAACGGCATCTCTTAAAGTCTCAGCTGCTTCACTTAACCAGGGCTTCATACCATTCACCCTTTTCCTCATCCCAGTAAAACCATTTACCAGGTTCATTTGGTTTTGCTATTGGTGGTTGCCAATCATAATTTTCATCTAAACTCCATGAGGGATAAGGCTGTGGCACTATAAATACATTATTAACTGTATCGTAAGTAAATCCAATACCAGCAAATTGCTTTCGTATTTTATGATTATATGAAGTGCGTTTACAGACTTGACCTCTAAAATTGCCATACCAAGTTTCAGGATCTAATCCTTCTATTAACTTAGTTTCATCAATGCCGACAATAACTTCGGTGACTATATTATTTTCATCTAAGAATGCGTAATGTGCCATTATGCCCAACTCACAGTTCCTGTGCCAGCAGTTATTGTTGTTACTTTATATGAACCTGATGTAGCCGTAGATCCAGTTAATCCACCACCAATAGTTATTGTGCCATCAGCTGTTAAGTATCTAAGAATTACTACACCGCTACCGCCTGCACCACCTGCACTTGTAGCTCCACCGCCACCAGCACCGCCACCTTTATTTATAGTGCCATCTTGTCCAGTGGTAGTTCTACCTTCTCCTGCACCAGAATCATTTCCTGATCCACCAGAGTTGCTTGCACCACCAAAACCACTATCTGATCCTGCTCCACCGCCACCTGAATAAGTAATTGATGAACCAGTAATTGATGTTGCAACACCATTACCGCCAACAGCTGTGCCAGCAAGAGCAGTTCCTATTCCAACTGAACCTGCACCGCCACCACCGCCGCCATTGTAAACTGGTGCGCCAATATTTCCAGCACCAGCATAACCTTGATTACTTGTACCACTACCACCTGTTGCTGAAGGAGAAAATCCACCACCTGCCGCACCGCCACCAGCACCGCCAGTTCTACCATTTTTTACAGTACCGCTATCAGTACCACCGCCACCGCCACCAGTAGATGTAATAGTAGAAAATACAGAATTATTACCATCTCCACCTGGTGTGCTAGATGTGCTAACAGCACCACCAGCACCAATAGTTACTGTGTAATTGGTGGACTTTGTTATTGTTAAAGGAGTTTCTAAAGATCCACCGCCACCGGTTGCAGTTACAGTACAGCGCAAACCACCCGCACCACCACCACCACCTTTATAACCACCACCACCACCACCTGCAACTACAAGATAATCAACTGGAAATCCCGCAGGTACTGGTAACGCTAATAAACCTGCTGTGATGTTACCAATCATTATGCAATGGCTCCCACTACGTACCAAGCATCAGTAGCAGTTTTAATACATACTGCTGATTTATATTGTGCAAGGGTTGGAGAAGCTGCTGTAGCACCTGCTGATAAAACTGTTGTTGTTCCTGGTGTTACTGCACTAATTGTGCAAGTACCTGCTCCTATATTTAACACTGTTAATGCTGTGCCTATTGGAAATGCAACAGATGCATTTGTTGGTATCTTGTATGCAATAGCAGTTGCTTTATTCATTTGCTCTAATACTTGATATTGATCTGTCAATACAGCTGTGTAATCTGCAGTTTGTGCAGTATCTACTGTAAAGGTTATTAAACCATTAAAGGTTGCAGCTGTTAATACATCGCCAGTTATGGCTGGTAATCCTGTGGCCATTATATCTCCTTAATAAGATAATACGTTTTGATTTAAGACCCCGTAATCTACGTTGCCTATTATAAACCCATCTATGATCGGTTCGAGCGTTGTAAACACTGTTTTCCAACTATTCGGGGTGATGTTCATGCCTACCCCAAAAATCTGTAAAGTCTTGTCCAGGGTAGATCCACCAGGCTGGGTAGTGATTACTGTGATCGGATCAAAGAAGTCTAGGTCTAGGGCTGCAATTATGCCGGTGTTGTAGTCTGGGGTGTATAGGTCTAATTCAACGGCATCACATCGGATGCTGGTCTCAGCTCTAGAAGCCACATAAGCCTGGGCATAATCTAGGGCTACAGCATCGGTCTGCATCAATAGGTTATTTAAGAAGTAAGAATGGATAAAATACTTGGCAATACTTGCTGAATTGGTTGCCACCATCGGACTACCCCCAGCCCTGGTAACAGTGGCTGAATTAAATACAAGGGTGTCATCTAGTTTCCATACGGCATTAGCATATTTAATACCTGTGCCATCATCTGCAAAGAGTGTAGGTGTGCCACCTATAGATGAGACAGTTACAGATCTATCTTGAAATACAAATGATCCAGATGCATCAACGTAAATTGCACCATACTCACTATTGGCTACAGTCTGTAATGAAGCTAAAGAAGTTCTTGTAGTGCCAGGATCAGCTTGTAAAGTAGTTAATCCTGCATCTACATCACGCATAGTGGCAGGCCATGAGATTTGATTTAATATCTGATTAATTCTTGTGCCTGATAGATCACCAGCAGTAGCACCAGTAACTGTAGAGATCTGCGCATTCTGTGCAAGCCTGTACGCATCTACGGCTTGTATGGTTGTATAGGCAACCTCTGTTGCATCTTTAGGCTGAGTGTTTACATACGATGTAATAAAGCCTGAGAAGATTGGATAAGTTACTCCTGAGTAGGTTGCAGTTATCTGCACCTTTTTCATAGGAGTTAGCAATTCATAATAAGGGCTGGCTGGATTCTGTGGGTTAAAATCACCATTTTGATCTACTATGCGAAGTGATAATTGACCAGTTTGAAACTCATCGGCTACAGCGTTACGGCCTCTGTTAGTTTGTATTAAATTAACTAGATCAGATACATCTACAATTACAGCTGCTGAATCAGCAAATACGTTAGTGCCATATACAGCCGATCCAATAATAGCTGCTTGCGCAAATGCTGGTCCGGTGCTGAAGTTAATTACAGCATTGACTACTGGTACTGCCATTATAAGAACCCAGCAGGCGCGGTTGGCAATCCGTTCTTATTGTTAATTATAAGAGATTCGGCCACAGCTCTAGTCAAAGCATCTGTTATGTTTGAAGTGTTAGTAAAGCCTAAAGATATGCTTAGATCTATGGCTTCTTGGCTTCTGCCTAACATGCCTTGGTTAATTGAAGTAGCAGCCAAGCCGCCTACGTTAGTTAAACTAGGTCCAACGCTGCCTGGACTTGTAGCAATAATTGCTCCGCCTGTGCCTATTTGTGATGGGCTAACGCCAAGGCCGTATGCCACCTTCTGACCAGCAGTTAATATGGCTGCTGCTGCACCATTAAAGGCATTGGTAACCGTATTGGTGCTATCAATTAAATCATTCATAGATTCAGATAGAGCTAAATAATCATCTACCTGAGAAGCATCGCCATCTAATATGGCCAACTTCTCTGCTAGGCGTAGTCTTGTCTCTTCATCGGTAGCCTGGTTAAGGGCAGCCATAAGGCCAATACGCTCTAGATCGTACTTATCTCTTAGCTTTTTTAATTCTACTTCTTTTGCTAATTGAGCATTTAATTGCTTACGTATCTTTAATTCTTGCACACGTGCGATCTCTGTTGCTGCACCTGATCCAAGGCTATAAGTAAAATTAGATGTTGGTTTGTTTTGACTAGCACCTAAATTGGCTAGAAAACTGATTCCGGAAGCCTTGTATAAAAATCCTATTATTTTATCTAATTGTAATTTCTCAAAGATTGCTTTACCAATACTGACAACTTTACCTAGTATTGTGCCAAGGCCTACAACTACGTTAGCAATTACACTAGCAACCTTTTCTAAAGAAGTTCCCAGAGTGCCAATGTTTTTATCCTTGCCTATTTGACTTAAAGCATCTATTAACCCTTTACCAATAGTTTCACTCGCATTAGCAGCTGAGACCTTTAATACATCCATCTTGCCAGCATAGGTCTCTAATCTTGCCTGGCTTTGTCCAGAAAACTTATTGCCTAATTCAGTTAAGATTAGATCCATATCGCCAGTCTTTAATGTGGCTGCATCTAGACCTGCACCTAATCTTGTAAGTGCTGAAGTCTGGCCTGTAAATCCTTTAGCCAAGGCCATGCTGACTTCTTCAACAGATCTACCAGTACCAGCCGACACATCTAAGGCAACGGCTAAAGCCTTCTGGCTTTTAACTAATGAGCCGCTAGCTGTAAGTAAAGTCTGGAATGCTGGTCGTAACTGGTCATCTAATACGCCAGTCATCTTCTGAAGGTTGGCTATGTAGTATTCAACGTTCGGTGCTGAAAATGCGTAGCCAGTATTATTTAATTGGATCTCTAATGATTTAGCAGCCTTCTCATCAGCAGCAAATGCGGCTACTGCCTTCTTTGAGAAATTGACTATTGCAGCAGCACTGAAGGCAACTCCTAAAGTCTTGGCTAAACTTTTAAGATTCTTCTCAAATGCGGAGACATCCTTTTTAGCCTTATTAAGACCTTTGCTATTGTATTCAGATAGGATCGAGAAAATTAAATTAGCCATTTACTGCCTTTCTAATCTCAGTGCGCTTAACAAACTTAGCAGCTGTATTATCTAATGCCTTTAATATGTGAGACATCGCTTTACCTTGCTCTTCAGAAGCTGCTCTAAATATCAATCTTCCTTTTTGTTTGTAACCTTTATTGTTACCAACCATGCCTTGTGGTCTAGCATTGACTAATGGGCCTGCGGCTGCAATAAACTGTGCGCCTGCTCTCGGGTTATTAGAATGAGATATATTTCTATCTGTCTCGCTGACATCTCTGCCAATCCAAGGTGCGCCACCAGGACCTGACTTGCGGCCAGCAGTTTCAAATATTGCACCAGGTGCGCTTATGTTAGATACGTAATTGCTTGCAGCCCATCCAGCCTTATTACGTTTATTTCTACCGGCACTGTATTTAATACCCTGGACTACTTGCTCGCGGTTATATTTAGGAAAGGTACGGTATTTCATAGGTCCAATAAGTCCACCGGGTTTAGTCCAACCAGATAATACGGTTGAATCTGCCGGAGCATAACCTCTAGCCTTATCTCTAATAGGCAGCATGGCTGCTCTAATCTCAGCTTGCACGTCTTTTAATAAATCTTTATCTACTTCGCCAAGGGCTTTTTTCATCTCTTTAATGCCTGTTACGTTTACTGGCATTTTTGATCTCCTTAGCTCGATCAGATAACACTTGGACTATTGCCTTGAGCATCTCTGGATCTAAATCTATAAAATACTGCGGCGCAATCCCGGTCTCAACGCTAAGACTTGCAATAGCGTAGGTTATGGAATCGCGCTGTACTATTTTTTTTCGTCTTCTAATACCTCAACAGTGTCTAGAGTGTCTATAAACTCTGTGCCAAAGATAGGCACTGTGATATTAGCTCTACGTAAGCACTCCCAAGCAAGCCAAAATATATGGGTTTGTTGCTCATGCTCACGTAGCATTTTGCTAATACCGTTGGACCACTTTAACTCGAAAGCGTACTCGACACCCGGAGTAATCTTATGTTCAGATACTTCTCCGTTAGCCCTTGTTATCTTTAGCTTTGCCATTATTACTCCTTATGCTACTGCTACAGCTACTGTGCTATTGCAGGTAAATGTAATGCTTTGTGAAGATATATCTGCTACTGCTCCATTTACATTCTGTAGGTTATTAACCAATACAGATGCAGTGTATGAAGGATTAGTTGCAGATACGGCAGCAGATGTCTGCTTAATTACGCATGTTACAGTAGTGCCATAAGCAGCACGTAATGTAGGGATAACTGTTGCAGCAGCGTTATCATTTAGGAAGTCTAAAGTAATAGTGCTTGCCTCTAAGCCTTTAGCAAACTTATGTGCAGTATCGCCCATAGCGGTTACTTCTAGCTCATCAAATGACTGGTTAATAGTTACAGCTGTTACATACGCTGATAGATCAACGCTGTTTAATGTAACTGAAACGCCATTGTTTAAGAATATGGCCATGATTACTCCTCGTCTTTTTCTTTAGTAGTTGCAGGTTTTGGTGCAGGTGTTTCTTGAATCTGGCCTATCTTTTTTAAGAAGGCTAAGTTTTCTGCTTCTGTACTCATTTTAGCTCCAGTTCGTTAAAATTGACACTGTGATCTCTGATGTTAATAAATCTCCACTTGCCACACTAGCAATAGCTGGAGCGGAGACACTTGATATGTTTAGCACCAAAGATGATGCGTTTAGTTTGTTTACCACAGCTACAATAAAGTCTTCTATGCCGGCAAGGTTACCCTGGTTATCTAGGGCAGGTACGCAAATCATTATCTTAAAATTGGCAAGCGGTGCAATAGTTGTGTAGTCATTGTTTGATGGTACAAGGTAAGGGTCGCTAACAGTTACAACCACGCTGTTAGGAATTAAAGTTGCTGGTGGGTAACTAAATGTACTCCATACACCAGTGTTAGTTAGATCAGTTGCAAGTGTTGATCTGAGTGTAGTGATTGCTGCTGGCATTAGCCGACCATAGTGTTAGGACTAGAGTAAGGCGCGATGAGACCTCTCACTCTATTTATAAGCTGGTAGCCCATGGCATAACGGTTAGGGCTCATGCCATCCATACCGTTGCCCCCGTTCTGAGACACTTGACGTGCTTGGAAAATATCTACGGCAATAATCATGGCAGCCTGATTCACGGCTGGTACAACATTATATGCAGCTGTCTTATAGCCAGGTCCAGTTGCAAGACCGTATGGCAAGATACGATGGAATGGATCATCGGCATTTACTTTAGCAAATTGAATAATTGAGTAACCTGTTGGATAGTTACTAAATGCGTATGTACTCCAGAATGCTGTACCTATTGATGCCGGTACTGTAGTACCAGGATATGCGCCTGTAAGAGTATGAGTGCCATTATAGACACCAGCACCTGATCCGCTTATTGTTATGCTTTGACCAGTCACAAATATTCCAGGATTGGCAAGTACAACGCTTGCAACGTTATTGCTTATGCTTGCACCGACTACTGGTGCGTTATTAAACCAAAGATATGAATTGAGAAGGTCTTCACTTGTTTGACAGATTGATTCTAAATCGGCATCAGAGTAGAGCGAGCCAATACCCATATTTGTCCTGAGCTGATTTACAGTAACGTAACTCGCGGCCATCTCTACTCCTTTGCTAATAGCTCCCTAGGGCTAGGGCTACTAAACCCTAGGGATTCTTAATGTGTTGCTCTTATTACGCTGTCATGTTGAAGCGTTGTAGGCCAGTAGACACAAGTGTCTTAGTTGCCAAGTATCCGTACAGCATCAGTTCGATCTCGCCTGATGTTGGCACGTTAGTTGAAAGTCTCAAAACTGGGCTCTCATAAATTGCGATTGCTGATGGTACAACAATGAATGCTGAATCATCGATAGATGTTGCAACCATGTTTGAATCAACATATAGATCCAAGCCAAGGATGTTTCCACGGATTGAAGTAGGTGATGATGAACCTGCTGCGTTGTAAGGATTTGTGGCAGTAAAGATTGGGCGATCAGTTGTATCTTTCGCTGCAATCAGTGTTGACCATTGTGAAGTACCAGCAATAAATGCAGTTGCTAGTTCACCAGTGCCAAGATAAGCAGCTGGTCCAGCTTGTGCAACGAATGCTTGTAGTCCAAGGTAGGTAGTTGCTTGTGATGTTGCAAGTGTTCCACCAGCTACGATTTCAGCAATTACTGCTGCATCTGTTGCCTTGTTGTAAGCACGTGTCATGTTGTCAAGCATTGCCTGGAAGAATGCAGGATTGTCAGATGAACGCTCTAATAATTCTACTGAGTAGCGTTGTAGTCCAGCGTACTTCTTAACAGTTGCATTTACGTATGCAGATACGATACCAGTCTCAGATGGACCAGCACCTTCTGCGGTCTCTGCAACAGTACCTGAAGTAGTAATTTTTGGATGTGAGATTGTCATTCCAGAAGAAGGAATTACTTTAGCTCCACCACATGCCTCGATTGTTGGGCGTGATCCGATAAGAGTATCAACAACAGTTGTTGCATAAGATACTGGTGAGAATGCTGGGTTGGTTGTAAATGAATCGTCAGCAGCTGTGATTTTCTGTGACTTTGCATCTTCTCCGCGTACCCATAGACCAGCTTCGTGATCTCCTAATTGTGCTTTAACTGAATACTGTAAGTATTTAGCTTGTGAATTGATTGGCGTACGTGGCTCAGCATAGATAGCAGCACTAATTGTAGGGCGTGCGGCTTCTACTGGAGCAACCTCTGCCGGTGTAACAGTTGGCTCTGGAGTTGTATCCAAGATAGCCTCACTTTCCGTAGTAGTTGGTGTTGCATCTGCTTCGCTTTCGCTCGCAGCAACTTTAG